GGTAATAGTGGTAATTCTCGACCGGTCGCGTGTTTAGGCTTTATGGACAATCTAAGCGCTACGGGGCGTTTATGGCGTGGTGTAGATTAATGAATAACGTTAATAGACTAAAACGACAAATTGAGCCTACTTTAATTCATACGGTCGAATACCAAGAATATACCGACCAAGATAGAAACCATACAGCAAGTTTTAAAAACGGCGTAACCATTGAGCATTGTCGCGTTGATATGACTAGAACGTACACGCAAACAGCGAGTACAGAAAACGAAAGTATTAGCGCCGTGCTATTCATGGTTAGCGGGCTTACAACGCCCTTTACAGCATTAAAAGAGAAATCAAAGGTTATTTACAACGGGAAAACATACAGAATATATAAAATACTTGATAATTACGAGCCGTTCGCTAATAACCTTTTCTCTTATGAGGTTGAATTAATCAATGAGGGTTGACGTAAAAGTTAATACAAAGGGCATAGACAAGAAACTGTCTAAGGCCAATTTAACGAACGCTAACAGAATAGTAGCGGGACAAATGCTAATGGATATGACGCCCTTTGTACCGTTCCGGAAAGGGACGTTAAGAGGTACGGGACACGTAAACGGCAACGTGCTAAGTTGGAATACACCTTACGCACGCCGTCGTTTCTACGAGGAAAACGTCAACTTTACGACACCCGGCACCGGGGCACGTTGGGACAATAGGGCTAAGGCTGTAAACATGGACAGTTGGTTACGAGTATTGAAGAAAGGTATCGGGTTATAGTATGGACTTACAAGAAAGACTAGGCGACTATATCGAAAGTTTAAACACCGGTATTCCGTTATTTAATGAGTTTAACGACAAAGGTAACTCGGTTTCGATTTACACAATCGCGGGAGGCCGTACCGTTGTTGAATACATGGACGGGGCAAAGGATAAAGAACTTAACTATGAGTTGCAAGTAAAAGTAAATTTAAACGACAGAAACAAGGGACTGACAGCCCTCAATAAGATCAGTAAAGGTTTAGAGGAACTAGAAACGCTAGAAAGCGCAGACGGTTCCTTTAAGTTTAAAAAAATCAAAGTTAGTAGCGATCCGTACCTTATGGACGTTACAAACGACAATAACATTTATTTTAGGTTCACGTTTATCGTGAGCGTAAATATAGCACCAAAGGGGGAAATTTAATAAATGGCAACAATGAAAAACGCGTTACGTAAACACTATATCGCGGATTGGGCAAAAGAGCATACAGAGGCACCAGCTAAAGAACAATTCAAGCGCCTAGCTAAGAATATCGCGACAATTACAGACGATACAGACGAAGAAACAGACGATAAAGCCTTTTATGACGGCGACGGAACAAAGGAAAAGAAAGTAGTCGGTATTTCTGAATCATGGAAAGCGGAAGGAATTCGCGACTATGAAGACGAGGCACAAAACCTTATCGCGTCTAAGAAACGTAAAACGGGCGACAATCGTAAAGTATGGCACAAAATTGTAGACTCAGTAGAAAAAACTGAGGTTTGCGAGGTAGCGACATTATCAGACATTAAGAGCGGAGGAGGCGACGCGGGGGACGACGAGGAATTTAGTTGCACAATTACATTCAACAAAATTGCTAAAGAAACACCTCACGTTAAAGGCTAACACGCATGAGGGGCTTATATAGCCCCTCTTTTTTTATGACTAAAAACAGAAAGAGGGTAAAACATGGTAGATATTCAAATTAAACGATCGGGCTTTCCGGTAATTATCGGCGGTCATGAATTTTGGTACGACCTAAGCGTTGAGAAAGTAAAAGAATATACGGAAATCGAGCAACGAGTTAACGAACGTTTACAAGAAATTCAAAAAGAAATCGTCGATAAGGCTATTTTAAACGGCGACAAGGTAAACGTTGATAACTTTGACGGCGCGTTAGAGCTTTCAAAAGAAACGTGCAAACTTAACTACGATTTAACTTTCGGAGAGGGTACTTTTGACACGCTTTACAAAGATTTTCCGGACGTTCAAGCATTATTTAACGCATGGTTCGAGGTACAAGCGTATATCGAGGTTAAGTTAGAGCAGATCAAAAAAGAAAATGAAGAACTAAGCAAAACAAAAGCGGACGAATACAGAAAGAAATTAGCCGAGAAATAAAAGGGGCGGGCGTATGAAGATAAACGAACGCCTCATTAATGAGTTTACTTTCAAGGGTAAGAAATACCCCGTTAATTTAGCTTTTGACCGCGTGTTAGATATGCAAGATATACAACTAGATGACGGCTTACTAATTGACGACAAGATAGAGTTAATGTTACGAGCATTAAATATTGATTGTGAGGAAGATTTAAGGCCGGAGGTACTAGAGTACGTGTTATACAACGTTATCACGCCGGAAGAAGACAGCGAGCAAGAATACGACTTACTCGGAAACCCTATGAAAAAGATTGTAGAGGAACACGAACGGACAATAGATTTTATTCAAGACGCAAGCCTCATATATAGCGCTTTTCGTCAAACGTACGGAATAAACCTATTTAACGAATACGGTCGTTTACATTGGTACGAGTTTATCGCGTTATTAGAGGGCGTACCGGAAGACACCTTGTTATATCAAGTGAGAAATATTCGAGCATGGAAACCTCAAAAAGGGGACAGCGCGGAATACAAGCGGAAAATGAGAAAGCTAAAAGATCAATACAAAATTAGAGGAAAGGGGGGCGAATAATGGCGGACGGACAATTAAAAATTGAGGTAGTCGTTGACGGCGTGGACATTGACAAGGTTAAAAAGAAAATCAAGGAACTAAAAGCCGAGGCGACTAAACAAGCTAAAGGAGACGGGTTAGAGAGCTTTAAAAAAGGCCTAGAAGAAACCGGACAGAAAGCCGAGCAAGCTAAAACCAAGGTTAAAGAGTTCAAGGACGAGGCCGGAAAGAAAGCTAAAAGCGACGGGCTAGAGAATGTTAAGCAAGATTTAAACGTAACGGGAAACGAGGCGGACAAGGCCAAAGGAAAAGTAAAAGGCTTTAACGACGAGGTAAGAAAACCCGTTAACACGGACGGCCTAAAAGGACTACCGCAACAATTCAAGAAACCAGCGGACGAGGCGGACAAAGGTAAAAGCAAGGTTAAAGACTTTTTCCTAGCGTTCGGGGCTGTACGTATCGCGGAAAAGGCTATCGGGACATTAACGAGCGCGCTAGACGGGGCTATTAAACGTTTTGACACGTTAAACAGTTATCCACGCGTATTAAAGTTAATGGGCTTTGATACTAAGCAAGTAGCCAAGAGCACGCAACAATTAAGCGACGGTATCGACGGTTTACCTACATCATTAGACGAGGTAGTTTCGACTAGTAAACAGTTAACGACGATCACAAAAGATTTAGGCTATTCAACAAAACTTACACTAGCTTTAAACAATGCTTTTCTTGCTAGTGGTTCAAGTAGTGAAGACGCTAGCCGTGGTTTAGTACAGTTTCAACAAATGCTATCTAGTGGAAAGGTAGACATGCAAAGTTGGAAGACGTTGCAAGAAACAATGCCAATCGCATTATCTAAAACGGCCGAGGCGTTCGGGTTTACCGGTGCAAGTGCTAAAACACAATTTTACACGGCGTTACGTGAGGGAAAAATCACGTTTAACGAGTTCGGTAAAAAGTTAATCGAACTTAACAAAGGCGCCGGAGGGTTCGCGGAACTAGCAAAAGAAAGTACACGCGGACTAGGGACATCATTAAAAAACCTATCTAATACAACCGTCAAGGGACTAGGTAACATGATACAAGCGTTTGACGACTTTACAAAACAAGTTACCGGAAAGAATATCGACCAGCACATAGACGGCTTGAAACACACGATAAACGGCGCTTTTACAGCTATCAACACCGCGATTAAAAGCGCGGGGGCACCAATCGCATTTATTGTTAACGGGTTCAAGAAACTGTTTGAAATATGCCCGCCTTTAAAAGTGGCGCTTGACGCGGTTATTCTATCCTTTGTTGCTATGTTAGGTTGGGCGTCGTTACAAGCTATTCTAAGCGGTATCGCAACGGGCTTTACCGCTATTACAACAGCTATTATCGGTATGAAAACGGCTGTATTAGCTTTAATGGGCCCGGTAGGTTGGACGGTTGTTGGTGTAACAGCACTCGGGACGGCCCTCATGGCCTTACTCGACCACCTAAAAACGGACGACTTTAAAAAAGCGGAAGAAGATATTAAAAACCTAAAAACCGCAACGGACGAGCTCACAAAGAGCGTATCAGAAAACAACGAACAGCATAAAAGCAATTTAAAAGAGATTAAGGAAAGCGGAAAAGAAAACGAGAAACTCGCGCAAGAGGTTATCAGTTTAGCAAACGCGGAAAATCTCTCGGGCGCTCAAAAAATCTTACTCAAAAAGAAAATTGAAAGCCTTAACCAAAGTATTGAGGGGTTAAACCTTAAATACGACAAGAACACCGGCAAGCTATCAATGAATAGAGAGGCTATTATGGCCCGTATTAAAGCCGGAGAGGGCGAAAACAAGCTAGTAGCTATCGAGAAAGAGCTATCAAGTGCATACGCCGACCAAAGAGCGGTAGTTGAGCAATTAAAAGCCGTTGAGGAAGAAAAACGCAAAGTCCAAGAAATGAGCGGGCTTACTGATTGGGAGAAACGCCAAAAAGTAAAACAGCTTGACGAACAATATAAACAATTACAAGCAACGCACAAAGAAACGGAAAGTACTATTAATAGCCTTTCTCTAGCGCAAAAACAAGCAGCCGTCGAGGTAGCGGCCGCGGTAGAGGCTGGCGCACAACGTCAAATTGTAACGTACGAAAGCCTAAACGCTAACCAACAAAAAGTAGTAGACGAATTACGTACCAAGTACGACGAATTACACACATCAGCGACGAACGCGTTTGAGCGTATCAAACAAGACGCGGTAGTATCAGCGGGCGAAATGGCGAACATCATGAGCGAGAATACTAACACCGTTAAAATGTTCGGCGACAATATCAAGACGTTAACGGAACGCGGGTTAGACCAAGGCTTAATCGAGCAATTACGACAAGCGGGGCCAAAGTCAGCGGAACAAGTACGAGCACTTGCAAGCGCTAGTGACGCGGAATTACAAACGTTAAACACGAAATATAAAGAGGGCGGGGAAGCAGCCGTTGAGGCTTTAAAAAACTCTCTTAACATTCCAAGTGATACATTTACCGAGCCTATTAAGAACATGATCACGCAAAGTAAAACGACGCTAAGTTCAGCGGTTGCCGAGGCTGGTTTCGAGGAAATCGGAAAAGGTATGACGAAAACAATCGCGACGAGTATTGAAACGAACGGAGAGGCACCCGTAACCGCAATTAAACAAGTCGCAACGAACATTACGGACGGTTTCGGTAATTCAATGGGGATACAATCGCCGTCCACGGTTATGGCAGAAAAGGGCCAATACGTGGTCGAGGGTATCGTTCAAGGTATCGAACAATCGCAAAATAGCGTTGATACGATTATGCAAAGTGTAGCGGACACGATTACGCAAAAAATGGATCAGTTAATAAACGACATGAAGAGCAAGGCGCAAGAATTGCCACCAGTATTCGACGCTATCCGCGGTTCAATGGTTTCAAGTGGTGAGTACGCTATGAGCGGGCTAGCCGTCGGACTTGCAAACGGGGCCGGACAAGCTTATTCAATGGCGGAAACAATCGCTAGTAACATTCGTTCTAAAATTAAAACCGCTTTAGATATTCATTCACCGTCGCGTGTAATGAGGGACGAGGTAGGACGTTGGATCCCGGCAGGTATTGCCGTTGGTATGGAACGCAACGCGGACGTGGTAGACAGTCCGTTACAGCGTATTAAACAACGTATCGCGGGTTATGATTTTAGCGCGGACAATCTGTTAAGAGGAGGGAAACGCGCACTAGATTATGGCGTTAACGCCTTTTCGAGTAATAATTTATTCGCTTTAGAAATGGCACACGGGGGCTATACCGTTGAGGTACCCGTTAACATTTCGGAACGTGAGGTAGCTCGTGTAGTAGCGCCAATCGTTCGAGGCGAAAATAAAAAGGTAGAAAGATTAGAAAGATATAGACGGGGGGAACGTTAATAAATGTTTAGTATTCAAATAGACGGGACAGAAATCGGCAACATTTTAAAAATAACCGACGTAAACCGTGGCGGGCTAGCACCCGTTGAAAACAATACGCGTACTTATTCAGGCGTTAACGGTTCACGTCTTCTAAACAAGCGTTACAATCAACGACCAATTACGATAGAGTTTGTTTGTTATGGCGAAATAGGCGAAAAGTGGGAACTCGTCAAGAAGATTTTAACGCGTAACGAAACATTAAAAATCGTATTCGGCGACTATCCGGACAGATACTTTTTAGTAACTACGGACGGGGAAACGTCTTTTAATAAAATGACGGGTACCTACGCAACGGGTACTATCTCATTAGTTGCTTATTATCCGTTTGCTATCTCTAATAGAGAGGTAGAGGCGGTTCAAGATAACGCAAAACTAACATTCACGAACGACGGGACAGCGGACGGCTACCCGTCGTTTAAATTTACAGCGGACAGAAACTATAAAATGTTCGGTTTCAGACACGCAAACGGCGAAATAGCGCAATTCGGTTACAGTAGCAACGCAACGCCCGTAATTCAAGCGGGACAAGTATGTATCTATGATACACGTACTAACAAGGCTAAAATCGACGGGAAACTCGTTTATTTAAGCGAGGGACGAGGGTTTACAGTAGCGCCGGGACAAACCGAGATAGCTTTAGTTTTTCCGGAGAGTGCTACACAAATAGTTAAAGGAACGGTAAGGAGTGAGTACCATTGATAACATTTTACGATAGACGTTACAACGTACTAGCTCAGGCCTCTTTTAACGGACATGAGGGCCTAGTCGCTTATGATGATAAGTTTAACGACGACTTAAAAACGGGTATCGCGACGTATAAATTCTCGATTGATAAGACGGACGAAAGCGTTAAAAATATTTCTATCGGCTCNAAATTATGGTTCGAGATTTTAGACATTGAAGAAGATCACGACAGAATAGACTTTACAGCGCTTGACGCTGGTATTGACTTAATCGGCGAAAGTGTTTATCCATACGAGGCCGACAAGGGCTATACATTAAAACATTATCTTGACAAATTTATGTTAGACAGCGGTTGGGACGTGGAAATTCCGGAGGCGGTCGCGACTAAA